ACCTACAAAAAGTACTAGATTTAACACAAGGTTATGACGAGATTGTTCTTTTCTTCGATAATGACCAAGCTGGGATTGAGGCCGCTGAAGAATGTGCGGCTCTCTTACCACCAGGCAAGGCGAAGATTGCACGACTTGAAAAGTACAAGGATGCGTCTGAAGCACTCCAAGCGGGAGATTCGGAGGCGATTAGAAGGGCTGTCTGGGATGCAAAAACGTATCGTCCTGACGGAATTGTTGATGCAAAATCGCTACTTGAATTAGTTACACAACCAGAACCACCATGTGCTTATGAATACCCATTCAAAGGGCTTAATGAGAAACTACACGGGATCAGGTACGGCACACTTACAACAATTACTGCTGGCACTGGTACAGGAAAAACCTCATTCTGTCGTCAACTTGCAGCTGACCTCCTCCAAAAGGGGGAACGGGTTGGGGTCGTGGAGCTTGAAGCAAGTAATAGAAACACAGCCCTCGGATTAATGTCAACAGCGGTTGGCAAACCCTTACACCTCGGAGGACACAATGAGTCGGAATTACAAGACGATTTTCGTAATACCATTGGCAGTTGGAATCTTTACCTTTTTGATGGCTTCGGCTCTTTTGATCCTGATGTCATTTACAATAGGATCGAATACCTTGCCAGTGGATTGGAGTGTCGTACTATATTCCTAGATCACCTTAGTATATTACTGAGTGGTCTTGAAGGGGATGAGCGTAGAACCATTGATATGACTATGACCAAGCTACGATCATTAGTTGAACGTACTGGTATAGCATTGTATTTAGTATCTCACTTACGAAGAGCATCAAATGAATCAAAGTCACACGAAGAGGGTGGAAGAGTCTCCCTCTCAAGTCTCAGGGGATCTCACAGTATTGCTCAAATCAGCGATAACGTCATTGGCCTTGAGTCCGACCAACAGAGCGACACTAAACGAAGGTTTACGACTGTGCGAGTCCTTAAAAATCGCTATTCTGGCGAAGTTGGTGTAGCTACAAGACTTCTATACGATTTATCTACCTGTCAGTTTACTGAACATGAAATTGAACCCGAATTCAACCCAGCCACGGATTTTTGAAGGAAGTAAGTATGAACACCCTTGGTACACATACTTAAAAAGACCGAAACCACCATCATCAGAAGCTGTTGCTAAGGCACAGTTCAAAGATAAAACCTACACATGGAAAAAACCCTCAACCTAGCCTTCGACATGGAGACAGATGGGCTAGATTCCACCCGTATTCATTGTATAGTCACTCAAGATCTGGATACAGGTCTTGTAGAGGAGTATAATGATGAGAAATATACGGATAACCCTAAAGAATTACCTATGGCTTCTAGTCATTCTATTTGTAATGGGCTAACCAGCCTAATGGCTTGTGATAATATCGTAAGTCATAATGGAATAGCGTATGACGTAGCTCAAGCCCAAAAGCACTATCCATTCTTTAGAAAACTCATGGCTAAACACTGGGACACCTTAATTCTCAGTAGATTTTACCATCCAAACCTCTTAGACATTGATCTTACAAGGAAATGGCGTGACATGCCAGCTAAATTGTATGGATCACATAGCCTTGAAGCCTACGGGTATCGGTTAAGATGTCGTAAAGGGGAGTACGGTCACACAACTGACTGGAAGAATTGGACCCCTGAGATGCAGAAATACTGCAAACAAGATGTCGCTGTACTCACAAAACTATGGAAACATTTCCAAAAATACCTGAACCCATCATCTTAGAGCATCGGCTCGCTGAATTGATGCAGGATCAAAAACGAGTTGGATGGCCCTTGGATGTTAAGAAAGCCCAAGAGTTAGAGAACAAGCTTTTGAACCGCTTAGAGGAGCTTAGAGAGGCCACTCAGGCGATATGTAGTTATGTTCCTGGTAACTCATTCACACCAAAACGTGACAATGCCAAGCAAGGTTACGTTAAAGGTTGCGAAATGCAACGATTAAAAGAGTTCAATGCTAGTAGCAGAGAACACATTGCTTGGTGGTTCAAAACCTTTCAAGGTTGGAACCCAAACAAATTAACGCCTACTGGTAAACCAGTCATTGATGAGACTGTTTTAAAAGAGATAGGCACAGATGAAGCATTACTATTCCTTGAGATTCTGATTATACAAAAGAAGCTCGGAATGTTGTCGCAAGGCAGTAATGCATGGTTGAAGTTGGTCAAGGATGGCAGACTTCACCACTCCTGTTTTATAGGGGCTGCCACGCACCGAATGGCACACGCAACTCCCAATCTGGCACAAGTCAGTAGTGATAAGGATTGTCGTGAGCTATTTATTACAAAACCTGGTTGGAAACTGATCGACAGTGACCTTGCGGGAATAGAGTTAAGAATGTTTGCACATTATCTTGCCCGTTACGATGGAGGAAGATATGCAGATATATTACTTAACGGAGATATTCACCAAGAAAATGCTGATAAAATTGGCATTACTCGTAGACAAGTCAAGACTGTAACTTACTGCTTTTTATATGGCGGGGGAAACCAGAAACTAGGCTTATCATATGATAACATGTTAGCACCTGAAGAAGCAAAGAAAAAAGGAGCTGAGATTAGAAAAGCATACATGGAAGCAATTCCTGGCTTGAAAGATCTAGTTGAAGCTACTAAAAAAGTTGCTGAAAAAGGTACAATACGTTCTATAGATGGACGTGATATACATGTTAACTCTGGACATAAGGCTTTAAACTTCCTTTTACAGTCATCCGCAGGGGTGGTTGCGAAGAGGTGGTGTCTTATTACAGACGAGAACTTAAAAATATCTAAATTTGAGCATGAAAGGTACGCCTTTGTGCATGACGAACAGGTATTAGCCTCGCCACCATCATTGGCGAAATACGTTGCTTTTACTTGTAAGATGTCTGCTGCTCAAGCTGGTGAATACTACAAACTGAGAATCCCTATAGCTGCTGACGCAAATATAGGTGATAATTGGGCCGAGGTACACTAATGTTATTAATTGACTGTGATTTTTTAGCCTATAAGGCTGCTCAAGCATGTGAAGAAGGTATTGATTTTGGAAATGATGTTATTATAGCACAATCCAATTTTAGTAGCGTTTTAAAGATCTTTGAGCGTGAAATTAAGAAAGTCAAGACTGCTATGATGGATGATGATCTCATCTTATATTTCTCTAGTTCTGAAAATTTTAGGAAGAAAATTTATCCCGATTACAAGGGACATCGAAATAGGCGTAAGCCTCTAGGATATAGAAGATTGGTCAACCATTGTCGAGAAAACTATAATTTTGTATGCCGTACAGGATTAGAAGCAGATGATTCCATCGGAATTGATGCGACCAACCCTAAGTATATGAATGAAGATTTTATTGTGGTGAGTCCTGATAAAGATATGAAACAAATCCCTGGGGTTCTATGGAATCTTACGGATGAAGTAGAAGAGATTACAAAAGAAGATGGGGACCAATGGCATCTAATACAATCGCTAGCTGGCGATCCTACAGATGGCTATGCAGGTTGCCCAGGAATAGGAGTGAAACGTGCATTAGATTTACTAAACAAACATGACTCTAAGTGGGAAGCAATTTGCCAAGCCTTTAGAGAACGAGGATTATCAGACGATGATGCTCTGCTTAATGCACGTTTAGCTAAGATTTTACAACACGAAAACTACGACTATGACCGTGAAGAACCAATCCTATGGACCCCAGTATTATAAACGGGGTTCCATAGAAGTCTGGGATTTCATTAGAGATCAAGGACTTAACTACCACCTTGGAAATGCTATTAAGTATATCTGCAGGGTTGGTTACAAAGAAGATTCTATTCAGGATCTAACAAAAGCTATCCATTACCTAACCAATGAACTAGAACATGTCGCTAACGATTACACCAGACATACACAAGACATTCCTAAGCCAGCAAGCGGAGGAGTTTCGGACGAAGTATGCGATTGGCAACAACACGGATCGGCCACATCGGACTAAACAAAAAGACTTAATCCTTGAGGAATTTAAAGAGTTCCTTGAGGCAGATGGTATGTTGTTTAGAAATAACAATGCCTTTAGGGCTGAGTGTTTGAAAGAGTTAGCTGATTTAGTTTATGTTTGTTATCAGTACGCTGCTAACATGGGCTGGGATTTAGACGAAGCGTTGCATCGAGTGCATGAAAGCAACATGTCTAAGTTGGATGAAGATGG